GGTGTTTGGTCCACTCATTGCCATTTGGAGTATCAACACTCTTTTTCCCATAGAAATCGAGTACAACTACAAAACTTGGTTCGCGGCATTCTCTCTTGGAATACTCGCTCGTGGATCTATAACTTTTAATAAAGAATGAAAACAAAAATAACATACGTAGAAAAAGCTGACTCTGATTTTACTTCAATTAAAGTCTTGCAAAAACCCTATAATGGTATAATATATACCTATGGAAAAGTTAAAGTATCTGAGCCCAGTGGTGAGGGTGAAAAGGCAACACTCACATTTGATTATCGAGTTGAAGAAGTTCCTCCAGTCTTTGGTAAATCGAAAGAAGAAATTGAAAACGATGAAGACTTTTCGAAGTTCATCGGTGACATTCTTGTTGAAATTTTGGAGGATAGTATAGATAATGACGGATCTTCAGACGATAATACTTCAGACGATAACAAAGAATGAGGACTTTTGCCGAAAGGTAATTCCTCACATCAAGTCAGAATACTTTGAGAATGAGAAGAAGCCAGTCTACGATTTGATTCTGAGTTTCATCTCGAAGTTCAACAAGATACCAAACGTTCCGGCGCTTGAGGTTGAGTTTCAAAACTCGTCAACCATCAATCGCTCTGACGCAAACGATATTCTCTCTTGTATTCAGTCTCTTGACAAAGGCGATCTTTGTGATACGGATTGGTTGTTACGAACAACCGAAGAATGGTGTAAACAACGAGCTGTAACTATTGCAATTGTCAAGTCTATTTCGATCATTGACGGAAAGGACAAGAAACACACCGAAGGTGCAATACCCGATATTCTGTCAAAGGCCCTTGCGGTTTCCTTTGATACAAACATAGGTCACGATTATCTTGAGAATGTTGATGAGAGATATGACTTCTATCATCTACAAGAAGACAAGACTCCATTTGATATTGAACTTCTGAACACTATCACAAAGGGTGGTGTATCGCGAAAGACTCTCAACATTGTTCTTGCTGGAACAGGTGTTGGTAAGAGTTTAGCGATGTGTCACTTTGCTGCCGACAATCTTCGACAGGGTAAGAATGTTCTCTACATCACTTTGGAAATGGCCGAAGAAAAGATCGCGGAACGTATCGATGCAAATCTTCTGGATGTCCCGATAGATCAGATTGAGAATCTTCCAAGAGACACTTTCAAGACTAAGGTCTCGAAGATTCAAGAGAAGACTCAGGGAAAATTGATCATTAAGGAGTATCCAACTGCAACTGCTCATGTCGGTCACTTTCGTGCTCTTCTGGATGAGTTGCGAATGAAGAAGGACTTTGCTCCGGATTCAATCTACATTGACTATCTCAACATTTGTGCAAGTTCTCGAATGAAGGGTCTGGGTGGATCAGTCAATACTTACTCCTACATTAAGGCGATTGCCGAGGAGTTGAGAGGATTGGCGGTCGAATTCAATGTTCCGATCTGGTCTGCAACTCAGGTAACACGATCTGGATTTGGTAATACTGATGTCGAGCTCACCGATACTTCAGAATCATTTGGTCTTCCGGCAACGGCCGACTTGATGTTCGCTCTGATCTCTACCGAGAAACTTGAAGGTCTCAATCAATTGATGATCAAACAACTCAAGAATCGGTACAACGATCCAACTCAAAACAAGAGATTTGTGGTGGGAATTGATCGGTCAAAGATGAGGTTGTACGACGTGGAAGATTCCGCTCAAACTCTTACATCAGACGATTCGACGACTTCCGATAAGAGTTCATCTCACGATTTCAGTTCGTTCAAGATCTAATGTCTAGTTTTTATGTGCAAAAACTGGACAAATATCCACTTTTACATCTTTTTTACACAATTGGGTGTTGACTTTGAAAGTTCTTAGTTCATAATGAGGTAAGATGATAGTTGAAATAGAAGGTTCTACCGAGACAAAAAGGGAACATGTTGAACGAGCTGCCTACTTCTTCGAGAAGCTTCTCTTCAAAAGAAAGTTACCAAGTCTTTTTCTGACCATTGAATTGATCTATCGACTCAAGCACAAAGAGGAGACAGAAGGAGACTGCATCTGGGAAGATCGTCGAAACAAACCAAGAGAGTTTACGATTCGTCTGGACTCAAGCAATGGTCTTGCGTCTTTGATTGAGACCTTGGCTCATGAGATGGTTCATGTCAAACAATACGCCACCGGAGAAATGAAAGATTCTCGATTATCTCTGGATACCGTCTTTTGGAAAGGCGAAGAATTTGATTGCAACAAGTTTCACTATTACGATTGGCCATGGGAGATCGAGGCGTCTGGTCGAGAAACAGGTCTCTACGTGAGATACATGGAGGAATTTGGTTACACTCACGAAAAGTGGGCAAAGGGTTTCATTTAAATTAGTTAATCTTATAAATAGATACATTATCTAATTCATGGGATCTATGTTAAATTTTAAAGAATTTTTATTAGAAGAAGTCAATCTATCCGATTTCCCCGAAGGAGTCTTCGGTGATTTACCAGTTGAAAAAAAGAACGAAAACAGTAAAACAACTGTATTTGTCGCTAGATCCAATGATCGTCTTACAGATAGAGACGAGATCGCACGTAATCTTCGTCAGGCTGGACTAAATTCACAGGTAAGAGAAAAATCCGGTCAATCGGTAGATCCGGTTTTCATAGATTCTGGATTTGATACTAAAATTATCATACTCGTCAAACCTCTTTCGGGTGGAATAGGTGAAACAACTCTCAATTCATCAATTACGGAATTGTTTCCAGCAATTGCATGGGAGACACGATACAACCCCACCGGAAGCGTTGATGAATTTTATGATCATCTCCTCAAACAAGACCCCAAGAATCTAAAATCGGTAAATCCAAAAGATCGAAAGGCGGCAATTGATACCATTCAAAAAGCATCCGAATCTTCTAAGTTCAACGAGAAGATGATGAATGCGATGGGAGTTCTTAAGTACATAAAAGACGAAGAATCCTCAAAATCGATTAGAATGGTTCATTGGGGATACCGGGCCAAACCTAGAGGTGTTCCAAAAAATCATCCGGGCGACATCTTTTTGGAGTTTGTTGATGGAACAATACTGGGTGTTTCTCTTAAGGCTGGAGGAAAGAAAACGAAGGAACCAAAACTTAACACCTACGTAAACCCGATCTTCAATTCTTTTGGGCAGTCTCGAATGGTCAAATCTCTTCGTGAAAACCTTTGGGATAGAGTCTATTCAGAAATTGAGGGAATACCGAGTAAGGAGGCGTATGATGGTTCAGGAAGAAGACAAACCTCGAAGGTCTTGGTTGATCTCTTCAAAAAAGATTCTAAAAGATACGAAAGACTCTACGACGAGGCACTTGATATTTGCCGGAAGGCGGTGATAGATCTTTTCAATCAGGATAAGGATAAAACTTTGGATTACATTCGCAGTGAGATACTAAGAGATGCTCCCGAAGTTCCTACAAAGGTAATTAAAGCAGTGGAGAACAATTATGAGGAGATCACGGCCAACGATGAGTTGGGTGTTTTTCTTCCTTCGGTTCGGTTCATTCGGGCATATCCATCAACCAATTCAAAACAGAATTGGTTCATTGATTTGAAATCTAAAGATTCTACTGTTACAATGGAAATGTCCATACGTACCAATAAGGCTGGAAATGCAGGATCAAAAAAACTGGGTCAATTTTTCAACCTCTCTGTCAAATACAACTCCTTGAAGGTAAAGTGATGATAGGATTCAAAGAGTTTATATTCGAGTCTAAGAGTGGCAAGAATGTCCACATGACTCACATCGAAGATCGCGTGATCTACGGTGGTGTGACTGGTGCGAGAGATGCAATCGCTGCTCTTCGAGCGTTTCGTGATATGTTGGCAGGTCAGGGTAAGGGTCGTTTTGATGTAACGGTCAAGTGGGACGGAGCGCCCGCAGTCTTTGCCGGAACTGATCCAAGTGATGGAAAGTTCTTCGTTGCAAAGAAAGGAATTTTTAATAAGAATCCAAAGGTCTATAAGTCAGAAGCCGATGTTCGTGCTGATACTTCCGGAGACCTTGCAGATAAACTCGTAACAGCGTACAATGAATTGAAAGATCTTGGAATCAAAGATGTGATTCAAGGCGATATTATGTTTACAAAGAATGATCTTAGCGTTGAGAATATCGACGGTGAGAAGTACGTAACATTCCAACCAAACACAATCGTCTATGCAGTACCCGTCAAGTCCGACCTAGCAAAAACCATAATGAAAGCAAACTTGGGTGTGGTCTTTCATACAACCTACACAGGAAAATCCTTTGAGGAAATGAAAGCATCATACGGAGTAGACATAGGTAAACTTAAGAAAAAAGCTTCTATATGGTATCAGGACGCGGATTACAAGGATCAAAGCGGAACAGCAACACTCACCGACACAGAAACAAGAGAGGTAACGGAGGCACTATCAAAAGCCGGAAAGATATTCCAAAAGATAGCGGGCACTACGTTGCGTCAACTCCAATCAAACAGCGAGCTCGCTGGATACATCGAGACCTTCAACAATTCTTTAGTACGTAGAGGAGAAAGAATACAGAACACGGGAAAACACGTCAACGATTTAATCCTTTGGTTTGAAGATAAGTTTGGCAAGGAAATGGAGAAGAGAAAGACCGAAAAGGGTAAGGCCGGAGTACAGGCAAAGCTCGATGAGGTCATGAAGTTCTTCTCAAAGGACAATAAAAAGAACTTGGATTTGGTCTTTGCTCTACAGAACGCAATTGTTGATGCTAAACTTCTTATCATTTCGAAACTTGATAAGGTCAAAGAACTTGACACCTTTGTGAGAACTCAAAACGGTTTCAAGGTCACGGGCAGTGAAGGTTTTGTTGCAATCGACAAGACAAATGATGGCGCCGTAAAACTTGTGGATCGTATGGAGTTCTCAATGAACAATTTTTCAAAGGATGTAATAAAGGGTTGGGAGAGATAAATAATACCGTGAAAACATTTAAACAGTATAGCGAAGAGAAGAAAAACGAAGTAGTATTTACTTTCGGTCGGTTCAATCCACCGACAACGGGTCACGAGAAGTTGATGAACAAACTTGCATCCGTGGCGATTGGTAGCAACTATCGAATTTATGCATCACACTCTAACGATGCCAAGAAAAATCCTCTTCAATACGATGAGAAGGTAAAGATCATGCGTAAGATGTTTCCGAAACATGGAAGGAACATCATTCTCGATTCGCGAATCAAGAACGTCTTTGATGTCGCGACTTCTCTTTACGATCAGGGATTCACTCGCATCGTAATGGTTGTTGGATCGGATCGTGTTGCCGAATTTCGTAAACTGCTCAACAAATATGTTGGAGTCGAGGGACGACATGGTTTCTACGAGTTTCCGGATGGTATTGATGTCATCTCCGCCGGTGAAAGAGATCCCGATGCAGAAGGTGTGACAGGAATGAGCGCCTCTAAGATGAGAGCAGCCGCAGTTGCAGGTGACTTCAAATCCTTTTCTCAGGGTCTACCAAGATCTTATGGTGAGGATATGACGCTCTTCAATCTACTTCGTAAGAGAATGGGATTGAAGGAAAAGGTCAACTTTCGCAAACATATTCAGTTGCCACAGTTGTCTACTATTCGTGAGAGATATGTTGCGGGTGACATCTTCAATGTTGGAGATACGGTTTACTCGGGAAACACCGAAATCACCATTGCTGAAAGAAGAACAAATTTCATCATTGACACCAACGAAAACAAACACTTCGTTGATAGTCTTTCCGAGGTTCGACAGGACAAGGATATAAAGGATCGTGAGGGAACACAACCCGCAAAGTATTACGGAAAGGACATGAAGAAGTCCACTAAGGCCGCTCGAGCTCGTCACTTTGAGAAGGGTGCGAAGAAGTCCGACGAAGATCCTTCGGCATACAAACCCGCTCCGGGCGATGCATCCGCCAAGACGAAACCTTCGAAATACACTCAGGATATGAAGAAGAAGTTTCCGGAGTTGTACAAAGAAGATCTCAATCTTGACGAAAACGATAAGGCAAAACTCTATAAGTTATACACGAAGGCAATGAAACACATGCCGAATTCTCCTGCTCAGTTGAGGATACGTAAGGAGATTGAAGAACTTCGTAAGAAGATGAAACTTGACGAATCCTCGGCAGACAAATCCATTGCAAAAAAGGCAAAGGCTTCTGGCATCTCTGCATCCATACTGAAACAGGTCTACAAGAGAGGTGTGGCTGCATGGAGAACAGGACATCGCCCCGGCACAACACCGGAACAGTGGGGACACGCCCGAGTCAACTCTTTCATCACGGGTGGAAAGACAAGAACGACTGCCGACGCTGATCTCTGGAAGAAACATAAGGGATAATATCATGCCGTTTGAATGGAATAGAATGTATAAGTTCGAGGAAAACATCGAAAATGAAATCAAAGAAGATGTTAGATTTGCGATAGAACAACACTATGGTGTTGATGACATCTACGATTTGGAAGAAGAACAGATAAAGGAAATAGAAGAGTTTGCGGCTGAAAACGAATTCAGTATTTTACAATTTGGTTTTAGAGAGATACTTGAAGAGTTGAAACAATGAAGAATTTTAAAGAACATTTTGTGTTTGAGGCCATAGTCGAAATGGCAAAGAGAGAGATTCCCTTTGTCGATAACATCTATCGGCCCGGATCGGATCGTTACTTTGAATTCTTTCGAGAGACCCGAGAACTTTGGTTAGAGGGAAAGATCGAGCTCAACGATATCAATGAAGACATCATCAAGACTGACATTGGAGAGATCGCCGAGTATAGGGGATACGAAGTTCCATTGGATTGGCCAATGGTTGAGATGGTTGAGAAGTGGAGCGAGAAGTATAAGAAGAGTATTGACTGCAACAATCCAAAGGGATTCAGTCAGAGAGCTCATTGTCAGGGTCGTAAAAAGAATGAGTCTCTCAATGAAGAGGATCCAGAACTCAACAAACCCAAAAGAGGTGGTAACAAAAAGTTCTATGTTTATGTTCGCGATCCTCAAACAAAGAACATTAAGAAGGTTTCTTTTGGAGACACAACCGGACTGAAGGTAAAGATTAATGATCCTGAGGCAAGGAAGTCGTTTGCTGCTCGTCACAAATGCGATACACGAAATGATAAAACTAAGGCTTCTTACTGGGCGTGTAGACTTCCTCGTTTTGCGAAATCTTTAGGTCTTCAAGTTGACAATCCAAGTTCGTGGTGGTAGAGGAATATAAAGACTTTTATGCCCACGGATCTCACTTTCGAAGAATCTTCGCAAAGGAAGAATCTTCTGAGTTGGATTGGCATCGTGACAGAAAAGATCGAACAATATATATAATATCATCGGGTAATGACTGGGAACTTCAAATGGACAATGAACTTCCAAAGAAACTTGAGTTAGGAAAAGAGTATCACATAAAAAAGAACACATTTCATAGAGTTTTTAGTGGAAAAAAAGATCTCTTGATACGTATAGAAGAAGAGTAAATTATAAATAGAAGACATGGGTAAGTTGAAAGAAATTAG